ACAAACAGTTTGAGTTGCAGAGGATCGCGGACGAGATTGAGCAGCTAGCTTTGGAGGATGCACGCCACGACTGGGACGAAAAGTACAGCGCAGAAACAGTTGACGAGTTACACGAAGCCATTCGGCTCCTGCGACGGGCGTACATCTATGTTCAACGGATCGACTGGCTGGCTTCGGGCGACGACACCGAAGTTGATTTCCACAAGCGACTGCACCAACAACTGAAGGAACAAGATGTTTAATCGATACGACGACGTTTACAGCGGCGAATTCTTGGGCTCGTTGATGGACCATATCAAGGAGTATGGCTATGACTTCCTCGCCTTTTTGGTGGGGGACGGGCAATGAGAGACGAAGTAGTTGAGGCTCTGCGTAACGCAGGTGAGCTAACTCTGCCGCAGATCAAGGTGACGGGAAATCGGAGGGCTCTCGTGAATTTGATGACGAAGATGTGTGCAGAGGGTCAACTACATCGGCGGATGGTGTCTGGGCCTAAAGGCGATATGTGGGCATACATCGCGGTAGATACATCAGGCCCTTACCTTCGGGGCGAGCCTGACTACTGCTATCACTTGCGGACGCTAGGAAAGCCGATTGAAAGCGTCGGAGCGTGAGCACCTCAGCCGGGTGGCAGCACTCGGTTGTATGGTTTGTAGGAGGCTCCACGGCCCTCACGATCCCGGTCCTGTGGAGATCCACCACAAGAGGGCCGGCACCGGGGCTGGAAGGCGCTCCAGTCACTTCGACGCCTTCGGTCTGTGCGTAGAGCACCACCGCGGGAACAACGGCGTACACGGGCTCGGAACGAAGGGATTCGTTAAGCACTACGGATTCGATGAGGCCGATCTGCTGCAGGACGTGCGCGATCTACTAGGGGAAACCCTAGGTTAGTAATATTTTTGCCGAAATCTCACACAAAAGATTTTAGGCGGGGTAATATCTGTTCATGCACTGCACTTCGCGGGGCACAACAGAGAAGGAAAGCGAAATGAACAACGATCTGCAAATCAACAACATCGACACCCTCGGCGCACTGCTCGCACAGATCGCCGATCTGACCAAGCAGGCTGACGCGATCAAGGACGCCATCAAAGAGTCCGCAAGCGCAGGCGGCGACAAGGTAGTCGAAGGTGCTCTGTTCAAGGCCACCTACGTTGAAGCAAACCGCGAGACGTTTGACAAGGCCAAGTTTGTCAAGACCTTCGGTGAGGACGTGTACAAGCAGTTCACCAAGGTTTCGGCAGTGTTCAGCGTCAAGGTCACCAGCAAGTAAATCAACCGCCCCCCTCGGGGGGCAACAAGGAGAGAATCATGGAAAAAGAAGTGAGCATCGGACTAGAGAATTACGGGCGTCTGTCTGCATCGGAGCACGATGAGGGCGTCTGGTTTCACCTGTTGCACCGTTACGGCACTGCGCACGCGGTATTGACTCGGGAGCAGGTTGAGCAGTTGATTGCGGGTCTGCAAAAAATCCTGTCTAAATAATTTTCAACCGCCCCTACGGGGGCACTAAAGAGGAGGCCATCATGGCTAGTTACGAAGAACTGAAAGCACAAGCAGACGCACTCATGAAGCAGGCGGAGGAGGCCCGTAAGGCCGAGAACCGCGAGATCATTGCGGACCTCAAGGCGATCATCCGGGAGAAGGGAATCACCGCGGAGCAGCTTGGCTTTGCCCCGGCGGGTAAGGGCAGCCGCAAGACAGCCCCGCCAAAGTACCGTGATCCGGTATCAGGCGCGACGTGGGCAGGCCGCGGCCGCACCCCAAAGTGGATCAACGGCAGCCGCGAGGAGTACGCCCTATGAAGAGCGAATATCACGCAGGGATGGACGCTGGCGAGGCTCTGATCATCTGCGAGGTGGAGCGCCTAGCGATCGCCGCCGAGACAGAGCACGAGAAGAACATCCTTTACAGCTTGCTCAATCACTTGAGCCTCACTTTCCCGGACAGAGAAGAGGACTAAAATATTTTTACAGAAAGGGGTTGCGAGCCCCTTTTTTGTGTATACTGACTTCACTGCACTAACGCAGCAACCAGCGAACCGGAGCGAATCATGAAAATTGCAAGCCGCCTGTCCAACGTGATGGATTACCACCCAACGATCGCCTTGGCGATCATCGAAGGCCGTTCGCGGCTTCTTGGAACAACAACCCGCAAGTGCTTCTTTGTTTTCGAGGACGATAGCGTGATCGTTCGTGATGGCCTTGGTTTCTGGTACACCGAGACCCTTGAGTTTGCTCTCGACGAGATCGCTGAGAACTGGCTCTAAATCAACCCGGCCCCTACGGGGGCCACAGCGAAGGAGAAGCGAATGAACTACATCAACAAACTACAGCAGGACCGCGGCGAGGTTACCGAGCGCCTGCTGGCGATGAAAGACCGCATTCAGGAATTGCGGGTTCACCTTAGCGGTTCTAAGTTTGGGCCGCAGGCGGACGGCACCCGCGGGGACTGGATGAGCACCGCAGATATCCAGAACTGGCTGCGGTATATCGAGGACCCAACCATTGAGGAGGAGCGTGATGGCAAAGCGTAACCCGGTAGTCCGGGACTTGATCCAGCGGCCTCCACGAGGGGCCGGTAAGCACAAAGATAAACGCAAGAGGGATAAGCAGAATGAGAATCGAAGCAACGATTCGTAGGTTCACCGTACTCGTGATGCCTGAACATTGGTGCTGGGCGGAGTACGCTGACGGCCAGTACGGCTTGGCCATCACTTACTGGCGACGGGCCAAATGGCAGTGGGGCGTGCGCTGCAGCCTGCTGTGGGGCCGCAGCCGCCCCTTCGTAAGGGTCACAACCTACTCGTGTCCCATCGCTGGCACGGCCGGCACTGTTAGTCCCCTGAAGTGCGTTCTCCCCCACACAAACGCTCACCAGTACCGTGGGCGTAGAGACTAGGGTTTGTCCCTAGAAATATTTTTGCCAAAACCCCGCACAAGGGGTTTTTTTATGCCAATATCTGTCTGCGGTCACTTTGATCGTAACCAAAAGTGAAGGAAAGAGAAGATGAGAGCAATCACTAAAGCAGCGCTGGCCATCCCTGAGATGGAGTACGCCTTCGAGATCATCTGCGCGGACTCCCGTAAGGAGCCGGACGAGTTCACCGATCAGGAGATCGTGGACGAAGCAGAGTACCGACTGTCCTGTTTCTTCGAGTCCGGCCATGACAATGACGAGGCTCGGCGGGGCGAGTTCGGTAAGGAGGAGAAGGCTGCGGCCCTGAAGAACGTCCGGATGATTAAGGCGTTCCTGAAGAAGTACAAAACCGCGGACGGCCGATACAGCAGTTGGGTCAAGAACATCTAAACCGGGGGGGGGGTAACCCCCTCTAAAAATATTTTTGCTAAAGGGGTTGCAAGGCCCCTTTTTTTTCGGTTAATATTTGTCTACGGTCACTAACGACCGCAACATAGCGAAGGAGAAGAGAATGGAATACGGAGAGATCTTTCAGACGTTCATGGGCAGCGGCAAGCTCGACGCGAAGGGCCGCGAGATCGGGTACGCGGTAGTGTTCCGCGACAACGGCACCGACTTCCGTTGCTACGTTCAGAACACCCGCAAGGTCAACGGAGAGTGGGCTGAGTTCGGAGTTCCCCAGCGCAGCCGGTCATTCACCTCCCAGCAGGCCGCGGCCAACTGGGGATACAAGACCGCTAAGAAGCGACTAGCAAAGTAAGAGAGGCCCTCCGGGGCCTTTTTTGCTATACTTGGGGTTCTACAGGAGGGTCTGGCAAATGTCGCAGGTTCACAAGACCTCATGGCTGCCGAAGCGCAAACACTAGCCCCCTTTAAGCGAACAACAGCGCTCTCACGCAAGAAAGGTCCTCCGGGGCCTTTTTTGTTGCGAACCAACAAGGAACCATCATGGATCCAACATGATTCCTTCAAGGTTCCCACATGGTTCTAGCATCAATCTAGAATGTCCTGTAAAATCAACACTCCAACGCAATGAGACTGGAATATGTCGGACGCGAAAACAACTAAGTGGGCGGACAGGCCGCAAAAGGCCGCAGGAGCCGCGAAGAGGCCTAAGAAGGCACTGACCCCTGCGTTAGCGCCAGAGGCCGCGCAGAAGGCTAAAGAGGCCGCAACAAAGGCATACATCAATGCTATCGGTATCCAAGACATCGAGACCGCAATAGCAGAGAACCGCCAACAGCAGCAGATCGATGCGCTCAAGCCAAAGAAGATCGGCCGCCCTACTAAGTGGACCCAAGAGATAGAGGATGACATCTGCGCTCGTCTCTCCCGCGGTGAGCCATTGAGGGCTATCTGTAGGACTGAGGGGTATCCGGAGTGGGTTACGGTGTATAACTGGATGGAGCGCAGCGAGGCGTTTTCTTTACGGGTCGCACAGGCACGCGAGAACGGCGTAGAGGCGATCGCACAAGATACGCTGGCGATGATTGACGCGGAGCCCCGTTATATTGAGGACGCTAAGGGCGGAACCCGCATAGATGCTGGATATGTGCAGTGGTTAAAACTGCGCACGGAGCAGCGGATGAAGTTATTAGCGTGCTGGAGCCCTAACCGTTACGGTAACAGGGTGCAGGTGGCCGGGGACAAAGAGAACCCGTTGCAGATCAACATTCAGGCGACTGAGATGTTCGATAGCATCTTGAAAAACGCTGAGATGACGAGGCAGATTGATGTGGAATGAGGCGCAGGCTGAAGCCGCCAAGAACAAGTGGGGGATTGCCGGGCTCTGTATCCAGAAGTCGGAGTGCATTTCATGGGAGCCGCTTGACTTCGGCTATCGGGTGGTGATCAGGGCTCCGATTCGGAGTTTCTGTGAGCCAGCGATAGTGGCAAAGGTTCAGGATCGGCTGTCTGAGTTTGTCCAGAAGCCGGTTTCTTTAGGCGTCATTGTGGAGTGCTCTCCCATTTCTGCCCCATGATTGGGGGTCAAAGTGGGAAATTGTCTCGATCGCTCGCCGGCCAGTACCAATGAAAGTGGGAAATGCCCCCAAAAGTGGGGGGAAATTGCCCCCGGACGTGGTCGAGATCCTCAAGGATCCGGAAACCAAGCGTAAATTCCTAACGCTCAAGCCAGAGCAGCAGGTGGCTTGGGCATGGCGCATGGGGTGGCTTCAGAAGGCGCACAAGCACCAGATCCTGCCTCCCGGTGACTGGTGGTCGGTCTGGCTCCTGCTGGCCGGCAGGGGGGCGGGGAAGACCCGTACAGCCGCGGAGCAGGTAGCGTGGTGGGCATGGACCCAGCCCGGCACCCGCTGGCTTGTAGCGGCTCCTACGAGCAGTGACGTGCGCTCGACCTGCTTTGAGGGCGACTCGGGTTTGATGTCGGTCATTCCTTCGGCTTTGGTGTCGGACTACAACAAGGCACTTCATGAGATCAAGCTCACTAACGGCTCGCTAATCAAAGGGATCCCCGCGAGTGAGCCCGAGCGCTTCCGCGGTCCGCAGTTCCACGGGGCGTGGTGCGACGAGCTAGCGGCTTGGGATTATCTGCAAGAAGCATGGGATCAGATTCAGTTCGGTGTGCGCTTAGGGGCGCGTACATACATTGTGTGTACAACGACACCGCGGCCGAAGGACTTGATCATTGACCTGATCGGCCGGGACGGTGACGACGTAGCGGTGACTACGGCATCGACGTACACCAACCTCGCGAACCTGTCGGCAAACTTCCAACGCCAGATCCTGCAGTACGAAGGGACTACGTTAGGCAGGCAGGAGATCTACGCCGAGATCATTGACCCCGAGGAGTCGGGGATCGTGAAGCGCGATATGTTCAAGCTCTGGCCTGACGGCAAGCCGTTCCCGAAGTTTGAGTACATCATCCAGAGCTATGACGTGGCGACCTCAGAGAAGGTGCAGAACGATCCGACTGCGTGCATTACGTTCGGGGTGTTCAAGCCGTTGGATGGCCCGATGGCCGTGATGGTGATCGACTGCTGGCAGGAGCGCCTGCAATACCCTGACCTCCGCCCGAAGGTGGTCGAGGAGTACGGCGCGGTCTACGGCGAAGGGAAAGAGAAGAAGCGGGTGGATCTGCTGCTGATCGAGGACAAGTCCGCGGGGATCTCGCTGATTCAGGATTTGCAGAGGGCGCACCTGCCGATCCGGGCATACAACCCCGGCAGGGCTGACAAGATGCAGCGGCTGAATATTGTGTCCAACATCATCGCTCGGGGCCGGGTGTGGATCCCTGAGAGCAGCAACAGGAAGGGGTACGTCAGGGACTGGGCAGAGGGGTTCGTCAGCCAGATCTGCTCGTTCCCTGAGTCAACGCACGACGACTTCGTGGATGCCTGCACGCAGGCGCTACGGTTCCTTCGGGATAGCGGATGGTTGGAGATCGACCCGCCGCCCGACGATGACTGGGACGAAGATGACTACGCCGACACCGGGCGATCGCGCCGGGTGGTCAATCCGTATGCGCAATAAACCTGTCATCAGGATGTTGGGGTACGCAAGTAAACTCTTGGTGGGCGATGTGCCCTACTCGAAGGAGGTGATCATGGTTGGTGGATTCTTTGACGGCGACGACAAGTCGATTGCTGTTGTGGCCGAGCGGATTGAGTTTGAGGTCGAGCACAATGTCTCGGACTACTCAGAGCAGACGATTGAGAACTTCAAGTTGACGGTTGCGTTGCTGAAGTGCGCAGGCGAAATGGTCAAGCGTATTGATTACCTCCTGAACGGAGACGAAGACGAGGACACGTTTCTCGCGCTTTGGGCTGATCGTTTTAGCGTTGCAGAGTCCGAAGATGCCGAGGATGCTGACGACGCAGAAGAGGGTGAAGAGGGCGAGTTTGACGAGCAGACCGACGCCTAAATAGCGCTCACGTCGATTAGGTTACCCCGGAAGTCCAGCATCCCT